TGACGCCAACGGCGAGGACATCAACTACGTCGAGACGTTCGAGCTGATTGTCTTCTCGGATACGACTCGTACAGCTTTCGCCACCGGCGGCTCGACTGGCGTTGCTATCGGCACGGACGGAGCTGCGGTCGCCATCGTCGCCAAGAAGCACTTCCTGTGCACCTCGGAAGCCGATGGCGACTGGGATGGCACCTGGACGGACACCGGCACGGAGTCGGTATCGATCGGCATTCGTCTGCCGAACGGCCGCATCGTAATGTCGGGCGTCTTCGCCAACACCTGATGGGCAAGAATCCTGCGTCAGTCGTCAAGCTGGTCCCCAAGGACGTTGTGCGGTCGGAAGGCTGCATCTCGGCTCTTGAGAATATGCTTGCGTTAGCGCGGGACGGCGTGCTGGTTGGTGTTGCCATAGCGGCTTTCGACGCAGAGGGCTGCACGCACACTGCTTACGAGGGTGGCGGCAACATCGCCATGCTCATCGGAGCGACAGAGCGGGTCAAGAACCGCCTGTTGGTGGAATGAATGCCTGCCCCAAAGGGCAACCGCTTCTGGGAAGCCAGGAGTACGCACGGCCGCAACCCGATCTTCGCATCGCCAGAGGATCTTTGGACTGCGGCCGTCGAGTATTTCGAGTGGGTGGAAGAGAACCCGCTGCAGGAGGCCAAGGCCTTTGCCTACCAGGGCGCCGTCACGGTCGCGTCCCTCCCGAAGATGCGCGCCATGACGATATCTGGTCTTTGCATCTTCCTCGATATCGCTCGGCAGTCTTGGGATGACTACAGGGCGCGAGAAGGTTTTTCTGGCATCACAGCGCGCGTAGAAGAAGTGATCCGCTCGCAGAAGTTCGCGGGTGCCGCCGCTGATCTGCTCAATGCCAACATCATCGCCCGCGACCTCGGGCTTGCCGATAAGTCGGAACTGACGGGCAAGGACGGGAAAGACTTGATCCCGGACGAGCCGAGAACCGACCGCGAAACGGCTCGCAGGGTTGCGCTCCTTCTTGCCAAAGGTCTCCGGGCATCGTGAGCGCTTCGGCTCTCGAAGACATCATCAAGAGCCTCAGCGCGCTGCCGGAGAACGAGAAGGCCGACATCATCGCGGCGGCGGAGAGAGCGTCAAGCGGGTTGCTGTTTGTCCCCAACCCTGGCCCGCAAACCGACGCGTATTTCAGTGAGGCGGACGAAACGTTCTATGGCGGCGCGGCCGGAGGGGGCAAGTCGGCCCTGATCTGCGGCCTCGCTGTTGACCTGTTCTCGCACAGCCATCTGTTCCGCCGGGAATCGACGCAGCTTCGCGGCCTGGTCAATGAAACCAAGCGCATCGTTGGTCATTCTGACGGCCTGAACAATCAGGACAAGGTGTGGACGCTGCCAAATGGCCGCGTCATCGAGTTTGCCGGCGTCAAGGACGAAGACGACAAGGAGAAGTGGCAGGGTCGCGCCGCGCCGCTGAAGGCGTTCGATGAGATCACCCAGTTCACCGAAACGCAGTACCGCTACATCATAGGCTGGAATCGCTCTTCGACGGGGGAACGATGCCGTGTGGTTGCGACAGGCAACCCGCCATCGACTGCGGAAGGCGCCTGGGTCATCGCGTACTGGCGGCCATGGCTAGACCCGACGCATCCCAATCCGGCCAAGCCCGGCGAGCTGCGCTGGTTCACCACCATAGACGGCAAAGACCACGAAGTCCCGGCTGACTATATCGGCCCGAAGGGAGAGCGGCCACGGTCGCGGACCTTCATCCTGTCCCGCCTCGAAGACAACCCCGATCTTATGGAGACTGGCTATTCGGCGGTCATCGAGGGTATGCCCGAGCCGCTCCGCACGATGATGCGGGAAGGCCGGTTTGACGTCGGCCAACAGGATGATGAGTGGCAGGTCATCCCGTCCGAATGGATTAGGGCTGCACAAGGCCGGTGGAAAGAGGACGGCTACCGAGGCCTGCGGATGACGGCTGTTGCCGTCGATGTCGCGCAGGGCGGGCAGGATGACACGACGCTGGCGCCGCGCTACGGCGCTTGGTTCGCCGCTCCAATCGTCAAGAAGGGATCGGAGACGCCAGACGCGCCCTCAGTTGCTGGCCTCGTGACCATGCATCGCCGGGATGGCGCGGCCGTCATCATCGATCTTGGCGGCGGTTATGGTGGCGGAGCAGTCTCGTATCTCAAGGACAACGGCGTTTCCGTTGCCGGCTTCAACGGCGCGAACGCCTCAACGGCAAGGACGGTCGACCGTTCTCTCTCATTTTACAACAAGCGCGCTGAAGCATGGTGGCGCTTGAGGGAAGCTCTGGACCCGTCGATGGAAGGCGGCTCACCGGTTGCGCTCCCGCCAGACCCGTATCTGGTCGCCGATCTCACAGCCCCACGGTGGAAGCTGACGCCGCGCGGAATCCAGATCGAAGAGAAGGCAGACATCAGAAAGCGCATTGGGCGCTCGCCGGATCGTGGCGATGCAGTGGTGATGTGCTGGTCCGAAGGCCAGGCATTGGCTGAGAAGAAGCAGCGCGGAGCCGGTGCGGCGCAACCCAAGGTTTTGCTCGGCTATAGCCACATGAAGACGCGAAGGAGAGCCTGATATGGGTGGATTGTTCAAGGGGCCGGAGAAGCCAAAACTCCCGCCGCCCACTCGCATGCCCGATGTGGAAGACCCGGCCGTGCTGGCTGAGCGCCGCCGCAAGGAACAGGAGATGCGCCAGCGTGGCGGTCGCGACTCCACGATCATGTCCGACAACCTGACTGGTTCGGTTGGGAAGCTGGGAGCCTGAGCGTGGCTTTCAGCGAAGTCCGCCTGAACGAGGACCATCGTCAGTTGATGCTCGCGATCGGTGACGCCATCGCCAAGCAGACGGCGGTATCGCCGATGACGCTTGAGGCTATCGTTGGCGTGCTCGGTTTCTGCGCGGGCGCGGCCATCGTCAGGGGCACGAAGAACTACAAGACGCAGCGCAAGCTTCGCGCTCTCGCGGAAGGCAACATCGAAAACGGCATGGAGGCCATGGCTCGGGCAACGGGTGCCAGCAACATCATTCTGCCCGAGATGATCCAGGTCAACTGATGCCGATCGCCCCGAGCATCAGCACCATCATTGAAGCGGGAGACAGGCTGTTCGCCGAGCGCGGGCCTCTGCTGCTTCACTGGCAGGAGCTTGCCGAGCACTTCTATTTCGAGCGCGCCGACTTCACGGTGCTGCACAACATCGGCGAGGACTATGCGTCCGGCGCCATGACTTCGGTGCCCGCTCTCGCGCGGCGCGAAATGGGCAATCTCTATCGATCGATGCTGCGGCCGGTTGATTTCTTCAAGATCAAGGCGACCGAGGACGCGCGCAACAAGGCATCCGACGCGAAGGCCTGGCTGGAGTATGCGACGCGCCTTCAGCGCGCAGCCATGTATCGACGGGCGGCCAACTTCACCAAGGCGACGGAAGCCGGCGACCACGATCATGTGACGTTCGGCCAGTGCGTCATCCAGATCAGCCCGACGCCCGCAAGGGATGGCGTCTATTACCGCAACTGGCATCTTCGCGACGTGGTGTGGTCGGAGGATTACGCCGGTTCAATCCAGGACATCCACCGCAACTGCGATGTGCCGATCCGCATCCTGAACGGGCTGTTCCCCGGCAAGGTGCCGTCCCAACTCGTCAACGACGCTCAGAAGGACCCGCACAAGAAGGTGAAGGTTCGGCACATCGTCGTGCCTGCCGACGCCTACGAGTTCGGTGAGTTCAAGCCACGGCCCGATCACCGCTGGGTGTCCATCTGGGTCATGCCGGCGGAGAACGTCACGCTCGAAACGATATCACGCACCTATCGCGGCTACATCGTTCCGCGAGCAAACACCGTCTCCGGGTCTCAATACGCCCGGTCGCCCTTCACTTCGATCATCCTGCCTGACGCGCGGACGAAGATGGCAATCGAGCGCATCCTTCTTGAGGCGGGTGAGAAGGCAATCGACCCGCCGATGATCGCAGTCCAGGATGCGCTACGGGGTGACATCGGTCTCTATGCCGGCGGCGTCACCATGATCGATATCGACTACGACGAGCGCTCTGGCGAGGCGCTGCGCCCGGTCAACGCGGACCATTCGGCCTTGCCGTTCGGCGAGGATATGTCGGCCCGCTACGATCAGGTCATTCGCGAAGGCATGATGCTCACCAAGATCAACCTGCCGGACACGTCGAACATGACAGCCTATCAGGTGCGCAAGATCATGGAACAGCACATGCGGGCGCACATCCCCATGTTTGAGCCTGTCGAGGTC